AGGAGATATTACTAAAATAACAGCTGGATCTGGTTTGACTGGTGGGGGAGATTCTGGAGATGTTACATTATCAATACTACCAACATTATCAGTCACAGCATCAAATATAACATTAGGAGATGATGCAAGCGATACTATTAGTTTTACTGGTAAGGTTAATAGTCATTTATTTCCTTCTGCTAATAATACATATGATTTAGGAAGTAGCACAAATAGATGGAATAATATATGGCTATCAAGTACTACTATTAATTTAGGTGGGGCTGAAATTAGTTCTGATGGTACAGGAACAATTAGTATTGCGGCAACAGGAGCTATTCTGCCGGCCGGGTCTTTAGTGGGTGTTGATGCTATTGCAACAGCTAATACTGTTACGGGTATGTCTACAAGAAATGTTCCTTTCTTTACTAAATCAGGTGGATTAGTAACTGCTGCTGCCACCTATGTATTTAAAGGATCGGGATCTGATGATATAGAATTTGAAAATTTCTTTTTTAGTAACGGACAAAATATTATGGACACACAAACATTTGCACAGTTTGTATTTTAAATAGGGAGAATATAGTATGGTAGCTAAAGTCCCAATTAGAACAGTATATACAGGAGCCTCGGCTACAGGTCTTGCTGAATTTCAATCGGGTGAGTTTATTGATTATGTAGTAGGTGGTACTGGTCTTGTAGCATTAGGTACAGCTAATCAAGTTCTTGCAACCAATTCTGCAGCAACAGCAATAGAATGGCAAGCTCCTACTACAGGAGACATTACAGGCGTTACTGCTGGTACTGGATTATCTGGTGGTGGAACTTCCGGGACTGTAACTTTAAATGTTGATGCGGCACAAACACAAATAACCTCCGTAGGAACTATCGGGACAGGCACTTGGCAAGGTACAGCAGTTGCTGATACATATGTTGCTAATGATTTAACCATTAGTGGTGGAACAGTAAATAATTCAGTTATAGGTGGATCTACAGCTGCAGCCGGAACATTTACACAGATAGATGTTGAAGCAACTGGTGACTTACGTTTACAAGATACAACAGGTGGACAATATGTTGCACTACAAGCTCCTGGTACTGTGTCAACATCATGGACAGCTACATTCCCAGCTGCTGTAGGTTCAAGTGGACAAGCATTAAGAACATCTGATGGTAGTGGAACACTAGAATGGTTTACTTTAGAAATAGGTGATATTACTAATGTAATTGCCGGTACGGGTATGACAGGTGGTGGTACGAGTGGAGCTGTAACTTTAGATGTTATTGGTGGTACTGGTATTACGGCAAATGCAAATGATATTGCTATAGATTCTACTGTAGCAACATTAACTGGTTCACAGACACTTACAAATAAGGGAATAGATTTAGGTACTAATACATTAACAGGTTCTCTTGCTGAATTTAATACAGCTCTACAGAGTGAAAGTTTTGTATCTCTAACAGGTTCAGAAACTTTAACAAATAAAACATTAACTACACCTGTTATTACATCTATCTCTAATACAGGAACCATAACACTACCAACATCTACAGATACTTTGGTAGGTAGAGCTACTACAGATACACTCACAAACAAATCAATTGATTTAGGTACTAACACACTTACAGGCTCATTAGCAGAATTTAATACGGCATTGCAAAGTGAGAGTTTTGCATCATTAACAGGCTCTGAAACCTTAACGAATAAAACATTAACGAGTCCAGTTCTTAATGGTACTCTATCAGGCACAGCATTCTTAGATGAAGATACCATGTCATCTAATAGTGCTATTGCTGCGGCATCACAACAGTCTATTAAGACATATGTAGATGCGACAGCTTCTGGTTTAGATTTAAAAGATTCTTCTCATGCCGCAACGACAGCTGCTTTAGCGGCAGTCACTTATTCTAACGGTTCATCTGGTGTAGGTGCTACACTTACTGCCAATGCGAATGGTGCATTAACAGTTGATGGTCAAACAATGGTTGCGGTAGAACGCTTGTTAGTGAAAGACCAAGCTGCTGGATTACAGAATGGTATCTACACAGTAACTTCTACAGGTAGTGCTGGCGCTGTGTTTGTTCTTACAAGAACCACAGACTTTGATTCTACGTCAGAAGTAACATCTGGAGCATTTACTTTTGTAGAAACAGGAACAACAAACTCAGACAGTGGTTGGGTACTGACGACTGATGGTACTATCACGATTGGTACTACAGCACTTGCGTTCTCCCAGTTCTCTGGTGCCGGACAAATCACGGCGGGAACAGGGTTATCAAAAAGTGGTAACACTTTAAATGTAGATGCATCTCAGACACAAATAACAGCCGTGGGAACTATCACAACAGGTGTGTGGTCTGGTACAGCATTAGATGCAACAAAGATAGCAGATGGTACAGTAACAAGTACAGAGTTTCAATACATCAATACTCTGTCCAGTAATGCACAAACACAAATAGATACTAAGGCAACAAAAGGCTTCTCTATAGCGATGGGAGTAGCTTTGGGATAAATATTACAAATGGCAGAACCTACAACAAGAACAGAATTTAAAGCCTGGTGTAAAAGAAAACTAGGTTATCCAGTTATTGATATCAACGTAGACGATGATCAAGTAGATGATCGTGTAGATGAGGCTATTCAATATTGGAATACTTTTATGCAGAATGGTCAACAGCGTATGTATCTTAAACATAAGTTAACCGACGATGATGTGTCAAGAGCCAAAACAAACGCAGAAGAAACAGCAGTAGCAAAGGGTACAGGTGCATCAGAAGTATCAACATCTATTCTGGGCACTGCAGCGTCGAGTTCAGATACTACTGTTACTTTGGCGGATGCATCTACATTCCCCACTCAAGGCCAAATTAAAATAGCGGCAGATGGTACTAATGCTGAAGAAATAGTAACTTATACTGCAAAGACAGAAAATGTTTTAACTACATCAGCTTTAACTCTTAATCATCTGACAGGTTCTGATGTAACACTTTATGTCTCGGCTACATGGGGTATAGGTCAAGACTACATTCCGATGCCAGATGGTATACTTTCGGTGTTAAGGATATTGCCGTTTACTGATAGAGGCAATCTGAATATGTTTGACATTCGATATCAATTGCGATTGAATGATCTTTATGACTTTTCAGATATCTCTGTTATACATTATCAGATGACCATGTGGCAACTTGATCTTTTAGATATGTTGTTAGTGGGAGAGAAACCGATTAACTTTAATGTTCATTCAGGTCGATTGTATATTGATATGTCGTGGACCAATGATATGGAAGTGGGTGAGTATATCATTATGGAATGTTATAGAAAATTAAATGCTGTGGAATATACGTCAGCATATAATGATTTCTTCTTAAAGAGATACGCCACTGCACTTATTAAGAGACAGTGGGGAGAGAATCTTATTAAGTTTCAAGGAGTGACAATGTTAGGTGGAGTTCAGATGAATGGAGAAACCATTTACAATGAAGCTAAAGAAGAAATTGCATACCTAGAAGATCAGGGTAGGACGATTTGGGAAGAACCTACTATGTTTGATATAGGATAATTAAATGGGAACGAATGTCCACTTTTCTAAAGGTACTATTAGTGAACAGTATCTATACGAAGATTTAGTCATTGAGGCTATAGGTATATATGGTCACGATGTTTTTTATCTTCCTAGAGATAGAGTAAATGAAGATCAACTATTGGGAGAGGATCCGCTCTCTGAATTTGATGATGCATATGGTATAGAAATGTGGATGGAAACACAAGAAGGTTATGATGGAGAGAGAGATTTAGTAACACGTTTTGGTTTAGAGATTAGAAATGAAACAAGTTTTGTAGTATCCAGGAGACGTTGGGATGATATTGTTTCAAATAATGCTAATTTAATTACAACTACACGACCACAAGAAGGAGACTTGATATATTTTCCAACTGTCAAAAGAATGTGGGAAATAAGTTTTGTAGATCACGATGATCCTTTTTATCAGATAAATAATTTACCAGTATATAAATTATATTGTCGAAGTTGGGAATACTCAAGCGAACGACTCGATACAGGCATTGCTGCGATTGATGCGATTGAAACTCAAAGAAGTACAGATGCTTCTGGATATGAATTTTCACTTGAAAATCAAGCTGCATTTAATGAAAGAATAGGTCAAGAATGGGGTACAATATATAATCAGAATCCACCGGGTACTCCCTGGCCGCCTACTGCGTCTGATATTATTCTTGAGACTGCTACAGGAGAATACCTCCTTGCAGAAACAACAGAGGCAGGTACATCACTTCTTACGGAAGATTCCGATGCCTACTATTCATTCTTTATCATCCAAGAAGCTTATAGTTTGGCTACCATAGATCCTCAATCTGATAATGCATTGTTTGAAACAGAAGCTGAACTTATATTAGATTTTACAGAAACGAATCCATTTGGTGAGCCTTCAAATAGTATATAGGAGATTTTAGATGTTAGGTCAATATTTTTATAACGAATCAATACGAAAGACTATCGTAGCCTTTGGTAGTTTATTCAATGATATTTACATTGAAAGAAAGGATAGTGGGGGTACTACGATCCAAACACTTAAAGTGCCGTTGGCATATGGACCAAAACAAAAGTTTATTATTCGATTAGAAGCTGATCCCAATTTAGATCAGAAGGTTGCTATTACTCTGCCGAGGATAGGTTTTGAAATTTCTGGATTGGATTATGATCCTTCTAGAAAATTAAATAGAATTTTTAAGAAAAAAATGGTGTCAGGTACTGCTGATAAAAAATTGAAACAAATGCAAACTCAGTATATTCCTGTTGCGTATAATTTTAACTTTGAGTTGTTTGTTATGTCTAAAAATTCTGATGATGGTATTCAGATTGTAGAACAGATACTTCCATTTTTTCAACCCGAATATACAGTTTCTATTAAAGAAGTTCCCCAGATGGAAACTATTAGAGATGTTCCTATCGTTTTGAATAGTGTTAATTACGAAGATACTTATACCGGAAGTTTTACAGAACGACGAGCAATAATCTATACGTTTAACTTTACAGCTAAGGCATATGTTTATGGTCCGGTTTCTACAACCAAACCAATAGTTACAGCAGAAGCTAAGACGTATCCAGATTTACCTTCTGCAGCTCCAACTCGCACACAGAAGATGGCAGCTGACGTTACAAGTGCTCCCGATACAGATGATAATTTTGGATTTAATGAAACTATAAGTGAATGGGTTTGATAGATGAATATTGATGCGAAGATAGGTGATGCTTTGGGAATAATCTCAGGAAATATTAAACAACAGATTATAGATCCTAAACCAATTATACCTCGGCCGCCTGATAATTTTGAAGATGCAGAAGCTGACTATAAGTATAGTCGTGAGAATTTTTATAATTTAGTAGAACGTGGACAGGATGCTATTACAGGTATACTTGAACTTGCAAAAGAAAGTGAGCATCCTAGAACTTATGAGGTTGCGGGTCAACTTATTAAGACTGTTTCAGAAGTCACAGAAAGATTAGCTGATCTTCAAGAGAAAATGAAACGTCTTAAAGAAGTACCAGATCATGCTCCCAAGAATGTTACTAATGCATTGTTTGTTGGATCTACTAAAGAACTACAGGCACTTTTAAAAGATGACGCAGAGCACACTTACATCGAAAGTAAAACATCCTGACAGTGAATACTATGATATCGAGTGGTTAGCTTATATTCCCACTAGAGAAATAAATGAAGATGTTGTAGAAACGGGTATTATGCTACATCCGATAGAAGTTTATCTTATAGTGAATGATTTAGAATGTTCGGCGCCTCAAGGACAAATGAGATTTGGGGCAGGTGGTGCCCTATATAAAACGACTAGTTGTATAGGTAAAAAATATATAGTACATAAAGGTAATTCTAGAGTGAGGGCAGCAATAAAAATGGGTTATACACATATAGAAGGTTATCTATTACATGAATGGACAGCTATGGATACTCCTGAGTATTGGAGAGGGGCACCTGTATGACAGAAACAAATTATAAAGGCAATCCAAATCTTAAACCAGCAGCCGTTCCACATTCCTATACTGAAGTTGAAGTAAAGGAATTTATTAAGTGTTCTCGGGATCCTGCATATTTTATAGAAAAGTATGTAAACATCGTTAGTATTGATGAGGGGTTAGTGCCCTTTACACTTTATCCTTTTCAGAAAATTATGGTAGATACTTTTCACCGTAATCGTTTTACTATTTGTAAACTGCCGAGACAGTCTGGTAAATCAACTACAATTATATCATATCTTATTCATTATGTTATTTTTAACGAAACTGTGAATGTAGCTATTCTTGCTAACAAGGCGGCGACAGCTAGAGACTTGTTGGGAAGATTTCAATTGGCATATGAACACTTACCTGGGTGGTTACAACAAGGAGTGATGAACTGGAACAAGGGTTCCCTGGAGTTAGAGAATGGATCCAAAATCATTGCTGCTTCTACTAGTGCGTCTGCTGTTCGGGGTGGGTCTTATAATATTATATTTCTCGATGAATTTGCATTTATACCTAGTAATATAGCCGAACAATTTTTTAGTTCTGTGTATCCTACGATTACAGCAGGTGAAACTTCTAAAGTAATGATAGTGTCCACGCCGCATGGTATGAATATGTTTTACAAGATGTGGACAGATGCTGTTAAT